TATTGTTTTATTTTTCCAAAGTGATGTTGAAGTTTCATAAACTAAACCTTGATTGTTAGTTGGCGCATTACTTATTAGGTCAACATCATGTATTTCTGATAATTCATATCCGTTTTGAATTCGAACATACATTCTACCCGCACTTCCATTACTTGCAGTTGTAACAACACCTAAATAAACTAAATGATTTGGCGCATAAGGTTTAACATTTGTAATAGTTCCTGCTGTTGCACCAAGATATACAGGATCACCATCAGCAAAAGTTGATGTAGGTAAAATACTTAACCCATCCAATAAACCTTGCATCATTATCAAACCTTTTTGCCCTGCTGCAATCGATGTCGATAAAACTAATCCAACTGTTTGTGCGGAAGTAGCATCAGTTGTATTATATGCTCTTTTAACAGTCATTCTATCACCTGTTCCACTAAAAGCATAGACAGGCATACCTTTTGTTAAAGTAACTGAATCGTCATTTGTAACATAGGCAAATAAACTATTTGGAGCAGTTCCAATTAATTGAAATCCATTTAAAGAAGTGTTATAAATGCAAAGCATTTCTCCGCCATTAATAATATCACCACCTATTAAAGCACCATCGTTATTTCTGTAAAGAGTTTTTGCTCCCAAAGAGTTAATATTTAATGTTGCTCCTGTTGTATTACCATTTGTAAATCTAATTAAAAAAGCATCAGCATCATTGTAAGCAGCAACACCTGTAATTGTTGCAGTATATGTGTCAGTTCCTGCTGCCGTTGCGTGAGGTATTCCGCTACCTGTTGGAATATCAGATGTTAAAGCAAGTGTGCCTGTTGCATCGGGTAAAGTAACAATGTTATCTAAACCAGAGCCTGCTTGTATTATTGTATTATAATCGCCATTTCCTTCAAATTCAATCGTACTTGAACCTAATTTTGTAGAATATCCTGCAGAACCTGCTCCTAAATTTTCAACTTTAATAAATGGCTCATAAAAATCATCTACATTAAATTGAATTGTACTATCGCTAATACTTGAATATTTTAAATTTATAGTATTACCATAAGCATCTGATCCCTCATCAGTAACTTGTTGAAGCGTTGGAATTGTTCCCAAATCTTGCAAACCCCAAACAGCAGCGCCTGTTGTTGCATCCGTACAAACATAAACATTGCCATTATCTAATATCCAACGTGAATCAACAACAAATCCTTTATCTTCATCATCAGTTGCTGTAGGTATGGTTGTAAAGTTATGCGATACCTCACGAATGGTATAACCATCGCCACCCATTACATACAAACGACCTGCTTCCCATTTTAATTCGTAATCAACTGCACATCGTAAAGCAATACCTTTAGAACCACCAAGACCAGCATCTGTTGTACCTTTTTTTAAGTTTGCTCCATTGTCTAATAAAATTTTATCGCCATCGGAAATGGATATATCAGTACCATCGGTAATATTGCCTTCAACTAAAACTTCAGCAAGTGTTTGAGAACCACCGCCACCTGTTGCGTTTACAATAGGGTTTGAAGGATCGGTATTGTCAACAGTAATATTTGTTCCTGCTACAATAGTTTGAACACCATCTATAATTTCATTAATAATAGGATTTAAAGGATCAGTATTATCAACTGCACTACCGGTTACAGTTTGAACTCCAACCTCTGCCACTATTGGTATTCCAACAGCTAACTGCCAATGGTCTGTTAAACTCATAACAGCATTTAGTTCATCCGTACAAATAACATCCGGATAGCCGTTAATGTTTAAATAAGTACCCGCACCACATAAAAAGAAACTTGGTAATTCAGGAACATCCGGCAACTGTTGCCCATCGGTAACTGATATCGCTACATAACCAACACCACCACTTACACCAATAGCAGTAGCAACTAAATCAACTAACTCTTGAATAGTAGCAGATTTTAAGTCAGTTCCTACGGTATGAGGAAATAAATTTGTTAAACTTAACGTTTCATCCGGTAGTTGGTCAACTCTTATCGTTGTAATTAATTCGGGATTTATTGCCATATTTTTATAATTTCATTATTTTTAACAATACCATGTAAGGTTGCATATTTTTATTAACTCCACTAACTCCTTCTGTACTTGTTTGAAATGTTCCTACTGTACTTGACGCTTCAAAAGCTGGATTACCACTACCAGCAGCGTTTGTATTAACCGCTATTGTGTGGCTATGTTCAACTAATACTGCATTTTTAGAGCCTCCAATAGCTTTAATAACACTATAATTAGTGCCATAACCAATACTCACTAAACCATCTAAATTTGGCGTTCCGTTTTGCCCATTACAAATAGCATAACCCTCGCATAATTCAACACCTAATCCTGTTCCGTCAAAATTATCATCGATGTAAGCTTGTGAAACCCATAAATCTTTAATCTCAAATTGAAAAGCGTTAGCGTTTATATTTACAAAATCAACTAAATCTTGACCATCTATTTGTTGTAAATCAGTTCCATTTTCAACTGCTATTTTAGAAGTTAAATCTATTGTTCCTATTGGTAACTCACCAACACGAATTGTGGTTATTTCTGATGGATTTATTGCCATTATTCTGTTGTTTTAATTATATAATTTGCATCTGTATTAGTTGTCAGTATTACATCCGGATCACCATCGTTTAATACAAATTCACCTAATCCTCTTGTTTGTGGTATTCCATAACCAACCATTGAACCACTAAAGGTTAAGAAATCATCAACTGATGAAGCTTCCGAAATTTCAGTTATGTAGCATTTACCATAGTCAACTGTTGGGAATATAGTACCTTGTATCTTCCAATCCAATAATATTTTTGAACGTTTTAATAGTTTTAATTTATCATAAGATGCAACCGTAAAAGTTCCACCCGCTACAGCTGAATTGACTTGTATGCCTTCAAAGGATATGCTGTAACCTTGCATCATTGGTCTTGAAGTATTCCATCCGTTATTATCTCTTGTGGTTGTAGATAGCATTTCGGCATTTTCAGAAAGCGAATTACTTGTTAAACAACCAATCGGTAACCAGTTTCCTTGCTGTTTAATATACAAAATCCTATCGTTGCCATTGTAGAAATCCATTAAAAGTAGTTTTAATTACTACAAATGTAGTAAAAAATATTCTTTGTTTATAATCGTTCTAAATAAATTTTATTACATTTGTAGTTATAAACACTACCAATGGTAAAAAATAGAATCGCTTTAGCTTGGGATGTATTAACCGGGGCAAATAAAAACTTATTTAATGAAAGTATTTATAAATTAGTCGGAGGCCTTACTTCTACCTATAATACTACTTTAGAAACTTTAATAACAAAAGGTTACGGTGAAAATCCTGATGTTAACGCAATAGTAAATCAACAAGCATCGAAAACAACATCAGTTCCATATTGCGTTAAAAAAATAGATGATAAAGAAGCTTATAAAAAGTTAAAAAAATATCCTAACAATCCAACCTTTCAACAAAAGTTATCAATTAGCAAACTTAAACGCAAAGCCTACGAAACCGATACCGAGTTGCCAATGCCTTTAGAACGACCTAATGTTAACCAAACATGGAATGATATATTTTTCTTATATAAAGTATATCTTAAAGTTTGCGGTAATGTTTATCTCTATAAGCAAACAATTAGCGAAGGAGCAAACGCTGGAAACCCATTGCAACTTTATATCCTTCCTTCTCATTGGATGCAAATAGTATTGAAACCAAATGCAGCTTTAATGAGTATTGAAAACCCGATTGACTATTATATTATGCAACAGGGCAATCAATTAATAAGGTTTGAAGCTGCTGATATAATCCACATTAAACGATCAAACCCTTTTTATAATCAAAGTGGGACACATCTTTACGGTTATAGCGAATTAATGGCTGCTATTAGAAATATAAATAGTTCTAATAATGGAATAGATAATAATTCCAAAACAATGCTTAATAGCGGAGTTTATGGCTTTATTCACGCTGGTGACGGAGCAACACCATTAACAGCAGAGCAAGGGCAATCTTTAAAGGAAAGGCTTGTTGAGATGGATAACGATAGTACAAGACTTTCAAACATTGCCGGAGCAAGTGCAAAATTAGGATTTACACGTATTTCACTTACAACCGATGAACTTAAGCCTTTTGACTATTTAAGTTATGACAGACGTACTTTAGCAAACTGCCTTAACTGGAATGTTGATTTGTTGAACGAAGAAAAGAACGGCAGCGGATTTGGTGTCGATACAATGAACGAAGCACGTAAACGAGTTGTAACTGATAATATCAAACCCGATTTAGATTTATTAGCGGAATATTTAAACCTTGAATTTATACAAAAGTTTAAAGGTTATGAAAATGCAGAGATTGAGTGGGATATTTCAGAACTACCGGAAATGCAAACTGATATGGAAACAATGTCTAAATGGGTTAACTCTGTTCCTTTAACATTAAACGAAAGAAGGGAAGTTTTCAACTATGAAGAAATTGATGATGAGATGATGAACGAAGTTTACATCCCTACCGGAATAGTCAACTTAAACGATCCAACACTTAACACGTTAATGGATGGACAAACTACGCTTTAGACAAGAAGTTCAAGCCTACCGAATAGTTAGAAGGAATGTTATTAAAATAGTTAACGCTATTCCTTTTAATAATATGTCTAAAGTAACCTATGAAGCTTTAATTAATTCAAACGTTACCGAAAAGCAAATAAAGGATATGTATAAAGAGATTTATACTACTTTAGGCAATCCACAATACAAACGTATTAAAAGAAGCATAAAAATTGTTGAATTAGACTTTGAAACAATTATAGCCAACTGGCTTAACTCAAATATGGGTTTGCGTATTGTTTCAGTTCATCAAACGTTAATTGATGCTATCGTTGCTGTTATTGCTAAAGGATATGAAGATAATATTTCAGTTGCCGATATAACGAGAAATCTACAAAATAAATTTGGATGGTATAAATACCAAGCATTACGAATAGCACGAACTGAAACTACAACCGCAACTAATTTCGCTACTGTTGTTGCTGCACAAAACTCTGACTTTGTATTAGAGAAAACTTGGATAAGTGTACAAGATAACAGAACCCGCAGACCTCCTAAATCTGTTTATGACCATTTAGATATGAACGGAGTTAAAGTTGGTCTTAATCAGCCATTCTTTACAAGTGGTGAAGAAATAATGTATCCTGGTGATCCAAGTGCAAAGGCAGGAAATGTAATTAACTGCCGATGCAAAGTGGTGTTTACTGTTAAAGAAGATGAAAACGGATTACCGATAAGAAAAACTATCCTTTAATAGTTGGCTTAATAGTATTATTTCCATAATTAGGACTTACTGTATATTGAATGTCTGCAATGTCCGTATTATAAAATTCTAATAACTTAACTTGTGATTTATTAGTTTTATAATCATAATCATATTCTATTGGCATAAATAACCCTGTAATATTATCAATAGTTATAACTGACATATAAGGTATCTCACCTAATATAGAACCCGAAAATACTTTAATAGGATTTGATTGTATTCTTAAATCATCCATTGCAGAAATACCCAACAAAGGCAATTCTTCAAACTTGTTTTTTCTACTCCATAAATCAGTTAATGTTTCTTGGTCTGATTTATAAATAGATCCAATTAAAATAGCTACACCATCACCATTAAATACTTTTTGATTTTCTTTTACTATTGAACTTGGAGGATTAAATCTTGTTACTGTATGAAATTCTCCTACAATACCGCTTTTTTGTATTTCGTTATCTAATATTTGAATATAAGTTATTTTAGATATTCCTATTTTTCTTAAAGAATATAAAGGAAATACTTTAGGAGCGCAAATTACAATTGTAATATCGCAATCGTTAGGTATTGGAGGCATCAATAACTCATAAGATATAAATTTTTCTACTGATGTAATTGAACCGCATTGCACTTGTATATACGCATCTGAATCTAACACCCATACGTTATTTCTATTTAAATAATATCCATCGCTTGTTTTTATTTGAAATATAAATTGATGTATAATATTTTTAGTAGAAGCTTTAAATCTAAATGTTAGTATTTGATTTTCTAAAGCCTCAAAAGATGTTGATGTTAATACTTCTGTTATAAAAGGAGTTTCTTCTTTAGTCCACATTTCCAATCCGGAAGTACTTAATGGATCATTAATAATTTGAAACACTAACATAGGATCAAAAGGAAAATCAGGTTCAGGAACATAAATTGGTAAATCAGGATTTGTTTCCCAATCTGTGTAAACCATTTCTTCATCATGTTCTAAATTTGTGTTTTTTACAAAACCATCTAAAAAACCGTATTCATAATTTAATCTATATCCCGATATTGCTCCCTTAATTTCAATTTGTTGGTTACCATCACAATGGTGAGGGTAAAAGTTATTTATTTGACTTCCTAAAACAGCATTTAAATTCTTTGTAAAAGTTGTGTCAGTATCTTGATTGATAAAAGTAGTGTAACCATTTAACTCTAAATCGTTTGGTCTATAAATCCACCAATTAGCATCTTGTTGAGTAATAACACCGCTAAACATATTTAGCATAGATGTCAAAACCTCGTTGCAATCCATTATAACAACATCGTTTTGATTTTTAATAAAACGATCTGAATTTACATAAATATCTTTTAAAATATTTGTTCCTGCATAATCTACATAAGTAACTTCCGTACTGGTGTTGATTGTTAATGATAATCTTGTTCTGTCTAAACAACCTTTAATAACATCGTAAACCGACATTTTACCTGTAAACCTTAAACCATTACTTTGAACAAAAGATAAGTCCTTTAAAGCACCTAAAACATCGTTGCTTTCAATATTAACATACCAAGCATCATTAACATAACTTTGTTGGCATCCATCCGGTTTTATATATCCTTCAAATATAATTTGACTACCTTTTAATAATTCAGTTTTATAGGTAAATTCATCTTCAAGTAAAAACTCATCAAAAGTTAATGTTTGGTTTGCTTCTAAAGATAATTCTAAAGCTGTCCCTCTAATAGGAGTTAATATAGTGTCAACACTTGATTTTTTAAGTGTAAATGTGCCATAAATTTCAGATGCAGTACCTTGATAATTGCTTTTATAAATATTTAATGTATAATCATCAAAATATAAATAATACTTTAAATTACTTCCGAAAGGCTCGACATCTTCAGTAGTTATTGTAATGTTTTCGTTTAAATCTTCATCTATAGTAACAACTGCATCAGCTTGTATTAAAACCTCAATAGTATTATTAACTAATGAATAATCAATTAAATCATTTATATAATTCTCACGCAAAAAACTTAATGTAATCTGTAAAGTTTCTTCTAAAGAAGTACCTATTGCTAACTCATAATCAGTTGTTGGAGTATCGACATTAGGAATAAAATCTATACGACAATTATTGCTGCCGTTAGAATAATAAATATCAAAACCATCTACTTGAATGTTATAAAGAAAACCTTGCCCGATTGTTATCGGTTGTGCGCTAAAATCTATTATTATTTTTTTTGCCATTATCCTAAACCTAAAGTACCTCCTAAACGTCTATTCGCATTAATTGTATTGCTCAACACTCCAATAAGTTTTTGTCCGGATATTTCAAATACTACCGTTCCACCGCCACCGCCACCACTAAAACCACTTGACGAAAAACTTTGATTGTTTGCACTTCCACCGCCACCGCCTCTACTTCCACCTCCGGAAGCAAAAGAACCTAATGCACCGGCAGCAGCTTTCAAAGCAACTCCGACAGCAATAGCAGCAATACCCGCACCAATAGATATTGGCCCACCTGCTGCAATCGCTAAATCTAATTTTCCTTTTACTACTGCTAACGTTCCATATTTAATTAATAAGTCACCCATGTCAGATAAAAACCCTGCAAAAGCTTGTATTATAGTTGTGCCTATTGCGGAAAGCACATCACCACCAG